CACAATACTGGACATCTGGCACCCAACGCTTCTTGTAGACGACGGTGAACGCCTCGGTGTTCGGTTTCACAGCTTCCGTGGCGCAGTTTGCCAGCCACAGTTCAACGGCTTCGCCAACGTATGGGTTGACCGACCTGACGCGCAAGAGATCGTTGCGGCTGCGCTCTTTGACATCAACATCCGTTTCTCCCTCGAGGAGTGCATCGACATGCCGGAACAGGTTGTGTCAACGCGGCTTGTTGATCTCGACAAAAAGACAATGGCTGCATACCAGATGCTTGCTGATGACAGTGTCCTGTACACACCTAAAGGTACAGTCAACGCAATACACGCTGGAGCCAAAGTAAAGAAGCTACTGCAGTTATGCACCGGTGCGGTCTACGACGAGCAGGGTGTAGCGCAAGGCATACATAAAGAACGCTACGACCTTGTGATGCAGTTGGTGCAGGAGCGCAAGCACTCATTGGTTGCCTTTAACTGGCAACACGAGCGAGACCATCTAACTGACCTCGCCGACAAACTATCTATCAAGTACGGCGTTATCGACGGATCAACGCCTGCTAACAAACGCAAAGACATTGTTGATCGCATGCAAGCAGGGCAGCTGCAGGTGGTGTTTGCCCACCCACAATCTGCTGGTCATGGCCTAACGATGACAAAAGCGACATCAGTTATCTGGGCGTCACCCACTTACAACGCTGAGCACTACCAGCAGTTCAACCGACGCATCTATCGCGCAGGCCAAACCCAACGCACGGAAGTGATCCGAATTGCAGCAAACAACACCTGGGAGCCAGCAGTGTTCGACAAGCTCGAAACCAAGCTCAGTCGAATGGAAGAGTTACTCGGAATATTGAATCAATCAACCTCACTAAGAGAAGCCTCATGAACATCAATGAACTAATCGAACAGCGCGTCAATCTTCAAACACAAATAGATGACCTCAATGCGCAGTTAAAAGAACTCAACAAAGAAAAGGAAGCAAATCAAATCCTTTTGTTTGACGAGATGGGTAAGCAGGGCGTCACTCGCACCGCAAACGCAATGGCCTCTGTTTCCATAAACGAAACTGTTAAACCAGAAATTGAGTCGTACGATGAATACATCGCTTACGTCCAAGAAACTGGCGACTTCAGTTTATTCACCACGGCGCTTAAGCAAGCTCCATTCCAGGAACTACTTGCTGCAGGTATACAAATTCCTGGCCTAAAGCCTAGAACATACCGCCGCCTCAACATGCGCAAACTCTAAGGAATATTAGATATGGCAAAAGCACAAGCAATCGCTCTAGTAGCAAACGAAGTACCAGCACACGTAATCAATGCAGGCATTGGTCGCGGCAACGAAGAAGTCGGTAACGCCCTGGCAATACCGCGCATCAAGCTGCTGCAAAAGATGTCTCCCGAAGTCGACAAGTACAGCCCCAAGTACGTCGAAGGTGCAGAGCCTGGTGCATTCATCAACAGTATTACCGGTGAGGTGTACGGTGACGAACTCTACGCTCTCAACCTCAAGTTCAAAGTTGAATACGTCGTATGGCGTAACCTCGATATCGGTGGCGGCTTGCTCGGTAACTTCACGTCGCAAGCAGAAGCTGAGGAAGCTGTTGCGGCACAAGAAAAGCCGTCGGACTATGAGATCAAAGACACTCATACACACGTCCTGCTGCTCAAGAACCCAACCACCGGCGAAGTATCTACACCTGTGTTGATGGATTTCACTGTATCCAAACTACGCACATCACGTGCTTGGAATACACAAATCGCAACCAAGGGTGGCGATCGGTTCGCTAGTCTGTGGAAGCTCAAGTCAGTCCCCGTTGAATCACGTACTGGACAACAGTTCATGAACCTCGACGTTGAGTGCCTTGGCTGGACCACGGAAGAGGACTACAAGGTTGCAGAAGAGTTGTACGAACAGTTCTCTGCTGAATGAATGAACGAGCACAGCTTTATACGAGCTGTGCATCGTCGTTTGCCTGCCAATATGCTGCGGTGGAAGATAAACGACTCATATGCGGGTGGAGTACCGGATGCGTTTTATGCCGGTGCAGCCCGCTGCCTTTTTGTCGAATACAAGTTTGTAAAAATTCCAGTTCGTGACTCCACGAACTTAAGAATAGGCTTATCTGAACAGCAAAAACTGTGGCTCAATAAAATGCATAACATGGGCCAATCTGTTGCAGTCGTGATAGGATCACAAGCAGGCGCGTTAATTTTAACAAATAGCGCATGGAACGAATCCATTAACAAAGCAACTTACTTGGAATTATCAAGCGAGGTGACTAATGTTGCGGCCTGGATTCATAACCACTGCTGGATGCAAAACTATGACCACGAAGAAGGAATCTTCTGTGGCAGTCAATAACTTGCGACGTATCTGGGATGCTAAAAAAGCCGAGATTGGAGTAACGCAATCTGAAGCTGCTAAGGAGCTGGGTTGGACCCAGGGTGCAGTAGCACAATATCTCAACAACATTACTGAGCTTAACGCCTCAGCAACAATCAAACTCGCTAACTTCCTGGGCGTAGACCCACGAGACATAAATCCTGCGGCAATAGATGAGTTTCCGTTGTACGTTACCTTCCCACGTGAAAAGGACGTGCCGCTCACAATTGACCTGTCGCAAAAATACACAGCGCATAAAGAGCGTGATGGTACTGTCACACTGACCCCAAAGAAGTGACACTTTGTGACAGTTGAATGCTAAACAAAGTGAAATAACAGTAAGTTACAATCCATCAAAAGTGGCTGAAAGTGTTGGAATTACTAACATCGTGCCAGCCGACGGAGAAAATCCCTCCTTCTCCGCCAATTTTTAAACCCCTTGCTATATAAGGCTTTCCGACGATATCCTCGTCAGCTGTGACACAGGAGTGACAGTTGGCTACGATAGTTAATAGAAACGGCAAGTTCGTCGTGCGCATTAGAAAGGCAAATTTCAAGCCCGAAAACCGCACCTTTTCAACCCGCACTGCAGCCAAACAATGGGCGCTGCAAACCGAAGCTGCAATGGACAACGGTTCCTGGGTCTCGGTTAGTGAAGCACGTATCACAAATCTTGATTCATTGTTTCGCCGGTACATCGGCGAAATTCACAGCGTTAAGCCATTCGGCAAAAGCAAACTCGCAACTGTAAGAAGCACAGCACGAAGAGTCGGGCACCTGCGTCTTGCAGACCTGTCTCCTGACTTTGTTTTAATGTATGCAAAACAGCGTGCCAGGGAAGTACGACCATCGACACTCAACCAAGAGCTTACTTACTTCGCACAAGCCATCGATGTAGCACGGACCCTGTGGAACGCACCACTCAAAGACAACCCTGTCCGAGCAGCCATGGGTGTCATGTCTCAGCTCAACATGATCCAGGGAAGCAGGAAACGTGAACGACGGCCCACGGATGACGAACTAGAACTCTTGCTTCAGTTGGCAGGCGACAACTGGATCGCACCAATGATCAAGATTGCTGTCGAAACTGGGCTACGTCAGAGCGAAATCCATCGCCTGGAATGGAGCGACATAGACTTTGACCGTGGTACGTTGCTCATCAGGGATCGCAAAGACCCAAAGAAAAAAGAGGGAAATCATCAGCTATTACCCCTGTTGCCGGTTACAAGAGAGACGCTCCTACGTGAAAAGCAGCAAAGTAAGCAGACCGGTAGAGTGTTTGAGGACGTTCAGCTCGCGGCCTCTATTAGCGATAAGTTCGCCAAACTCACCAAAAAAGGAAACATCATCGACTTACGCTTCCATGACCTGCGCCACGAAGCGATAAGCCGAATGTTCGAACGGGGGATGAGTATTGAGCAGGTCGCTGCGATTAGCGGCCACAAAACGTGGACTAACTTGCGACGCTATACTCAACTAAGTCATCAGTCGCTATCGCTTGCCTACGAAAAGCCCCTTCAACAATAGCCGCGACTTGTGTAGTTGGAAACAAATACTTTTTACCACGCTTAACGTACGGAACATCCAGTTTGTCCGCGTACAGTTGGTTGTAAAGAGTGGAGCGCTGAACCTTCAACACCTCCGCAAGCTCTGATAAGTCCATAAACGGACCGTACTTATCAAGCATCCACTCAGCCATTTTCGTTTACCTCCTGTATTAGTTTGTCTAGGTACCACCTTGCCTTTCGCAGGTCTTCTATAGGCGCATTTTTGTAACGCCATCTATGTAAGTATTTTTTAATGTTCCCATCTAAGTAGTGCTGGAAACCGTCGCCCAAGTTGTCTTTCAAGTACTCAATGCACTCGATCGAACCTTGGTTGTAGTGGGGGGGTTTATTAACTGCGTCCTGCATAATCCGTAATCCTTACGCATCAATTATTAGCACGACTAATATAACCCCTACTGAATAGAACCTAAAGTAAAAAGGGAAAAAACGGAAGAAAAAACGACTAAAAAGTAAGATTCTCCGTCAAAAATCCGACGTTTGTCACTATTGTGGCAATTCGGGCAGAAGGGCTATGACTTCGTCTTCGGACGTACAGTCACTAACGATCGATGGGAAGTCACGAAGCGCTTGTCTATAGGTGCGCCACGCTTCCTTTTGAGCCTCTGTGAGCGGTGAATCTGGAACCTGGGTCCAGTCACATCCCGTTAGCAGGGAGTTGCGCATTGTGCGGGCATGCTTCTCGGGGTAGAAGGAAACGGGCGTCGTTACTGGTACGCCGTCAACAATATGATCATAAATAAACGTATCAACTTCACCCTCAATCGCAGCCTCGCCCTCGTCTAAAGCACGATCCAAAGCTGCTGGGTTGATAGGAGTTACCCGCTTGATATTCCCTGTTTCGATGTCATAGACCGTGTAAATCATGTCGTCGCCTTCGCAATACGGAATAAACGAATTTTCTTGCTAGAGAAACCCCGCTGGTTACTATTGTTCGTGTCGAGACCACGCAAGAAGCCATATAAGACAAGCTTGTAATCGTAACTTTGGCTTAACGTCACTTTGTTCATCTGTTGAATAGGGACCAAAGGAAGCACTCCGCCGGTCGCTGCGTGACTACCAAACTGCGTGAAGTCTGAATAACTGCCAGTGCTACCCGCTAAACGACGCTTGACCGCAAGCACCAAAGCACTTGAGTTATTAGTGTCATTATTTTGCGCACCGGCGACAATCACTGCACTAAAATCGACGTAGTACTCACCACCCTCTTTAAGATCACTAGCCGCAGAATTTCCTGGCGTGTTGTTTATTGTCAGAGTAAGTAGCTCAGGTAGCGTAACTGTAACTGTTTGAGTAAATCCACCGGGCTCAGATTCTGTGTACTCGTATTTATAATAAGGCTCAGAGGCTGTGAAGTTTGAAAACGCAAAGCTTTGCTGAGACGCCGCTCCGTAGTTATTATTCAGCGAAAACTTCACAACGCCTACCGAGTCAACCGATAGGTTGTCTACAAATACGCCACCATTGCGAAGAATCAAGGACTCTACGCCATTAATAACCGCTGTATCTAATCCGACGTTATCTATTGATAGGCGATCTGCTGACATTGTCCCTGCGGTTATATCGTCAGCATCCAGCGAGGCGATCTTGGCTTTATCAATTGTGGCGTCTGCTATCTGTGCGTTGACTATAGAACCGTTCTTAATAAACGCCTGATCAATATAAACACCCGCTGGAACTGCAACACCATTCAGCGTCGTCGGAGCGGCCTGCACGACAAACGGCAACGCTTGCGGCGTGGTACTCCAGGCGCTGCCAGTGTAGTACTTGGTTACGTCCTCGCTGCCGCTGGTATCTACCCACACTCTGCCGGGGTATAAATTAGTAGTAGGCGCGGTGCTTGATGCAGTTGCGGGTGGCGCGACCCAGAACTGGTCTGCTCTCACACCAAACTCAGCTGTAGGAATGCCGTCAGCATTCGTACTCGACAGCCCGTAACCTGAGATATGGCCTGCGTTGTCTATCTTAATGAAGTTCTGCGCCGTCACACCGTCAATAGACGTATTGATATCCTCTATCGTTACAGTAGTGTCGTTGATTGTTGTTGATAGCGCTAAGCCTGCGCTTGCGATAGCGCCTGTTAAACAGGTTCGCGTAAGATACTCAAGTGCTAAATCAGAAGTAGTCGTATAGTTACCAAGGGCATTAGTAACAAACGTCTCACTGGCGAGGTTTAACGTAGCCGCCGTAATCGCTGCACGAGCACAACTCTCAGTAAAGTAGGCCTGCTGAAGACTTGCAGTGGTTGTGTAGTGAGACAGCTCATCGGACAGAGCAGAGGAACTAACAAGCCCCAACGTGGCTGTTGCTATAGCTGAGGTAGTGTCAGCTCTAGTAAAATAATTTTGCTCAAGGTTGGCAGTGTAAGCGAAGGGGCTTTTAGTGCCTATAGCGACGTAGTCTACTTCAAACTGATCTTGGCCCTCGCCAAAGTCAAAACCCAACTGGGTAATCGTGTTGTCTACCCAGTCAGACCCCCCTGCTGTCAGTTCCTGCGCGTCCCATTCGATAATTCGATACTTTCCAGACGACGTGCTATCAGGGACATCTTTGTAGTACTCGGTCGAAAATCCGTGGGCGGCTGTCGCGTAATACATACGACCCACCCACCCCGTCCCGCTAGTCCGTTTAATCCTTACTTTAACGATCGTATTCCGAGAACCCTGGATAGACAGACCCGTTGGGCTTGCAAAATCTGGTTGATAAGCGGGGACGTAAACGCCGCTCGTAAACGAAACTGCTAGAGACGGAAGCAGGCCAGCTGCGGTGAAAGCGCCGTCCGTAAAGTCCAAAGTAGAGCTATTAGGGGAAAGCGAGTTGCGTAACGCTGACCAGCCAGCAGTAGACTGGGAAAAATCCCAAACGATCGCCGGGTCGAATTCACTTATGTCAGATTTGAGGTCAAGCGTTGCCACTGTAATAGCCGCTCGAGCACACGTCTCAGTAAAGTAGTTCTGTTGTAAAGAAGCTGTGGTCGTGTAGTGGGATAACTGGTTATTTACGAACGTCTCACTAGCCAGGTTTAACGTAGCGGCTGTAATCGCTGAACGAGCACAACTCTCAGTAAAGTAAGCCTGCTGTAACGTCGCAGTGTTGGTGTAGTGCAAGAGATTGTTGGTAACAAACGTCTCACTAGCCAGGTTTAACGTAGCGGCTGTAATTGCTGAACGAGCACAGCTCTCAGTGAAGTAGATCTGCTGTAACGTGGCAGTGTTGGTGTAGTGCAGGAGATTGTTAGTAACAAACGTCTCGCTGGCTAAGTTCAACACGGCAGCTGCAATAGCTGAACGAGCGCACGTCTCAGTGAAGTAGCTCTGCTGAAGGGTAGCAGTATTGGTGTAATGCAGGAGATTGTTAGTAACAAACGTCTCGCTGGCTAAGTCCAACACGGCAGCTGAGATGGCAGAACGAGCGCAGCTTTCAGTAAAGTAAGCCTGCTGTAACGTGGCAGTATTGGTGTAGTGCAGGAGATTGTTAGTAACAAACGTCTCGCTGGCTAAGTCCAACACGGCAGCAGCAATAGCTGAACGAGCACACGTCTCGGTGAAGTAGCTCTGCTGAAGGGTAGCCGTATTGGTGTAGTGCAAGAGGTTGTTAGTAACAAACGTCTCACTAGCTAAGTTCAACACGGCAGCTGCA